GATGGTGGATGATTTGAAGGCCAAACTGGTTGCTGAAAACCCCGGCCATGAAGTCACCTTCAAGGCTATTTGATGGAGGGTTGAAGATGTATGCGCCTAATACCCCCCAACCTGAATATCGAATTCTGTCCCTTTCAGGTGGTAAGGATTCCACCGCCCTTGGCTTTGAATGGCTGAAGCGGCACCAGCAAGACCCGGTTACATATCCGTTGCATGAAGTCATTTACTGTGACACCGGAATGGAGTTCCCGGCAATGGTTGAGCATATCAACCGACTTGAACAGATTTTCACCGGAGCCGGGATCAAGTTTACACGGCTGAAATCTGAAAAATCTTTTGAATATTTGATGTTTGAGTATCAGCCCAAGCGGAGCAATCCTGCGTTGAAAGATAAATCTGGTTGGAGTTGGCCGGGGCCAAAAGCCCGTTGGTGTACCGAGCTATTGAAAACCAGAGTGATCAACAAGTATCTGGATGATTTACGGAACCAATACAGCATGGTTCAGCTTATTGGCCTTGCCGCTGATGAACAAGCCCGTTTGAACCGAGAGCATAACCAGAACCCCGAACATCGTCACCCGCTGGTGGAATGGAGTTGGACTGAAGCGGATTGCTTGAAGTATTGCTATGATGCCGGTTTTGATTGGGGCGGCTTGTATGACATCTTTAATCGGGTTTCCTGTTGGTGTTGTCCCCTTCAGAGTCTTGATGAATTGCGAAAACTACGAAAGCATTTCCCGGATTTATGGGCAAGGCTGCTGGATATGGAACACCATACTTGGCGAACCTTCCGGGCTGATTATTCGGTTGACCAGCTGGAAATCCGATTCGACTTTGAGGAAGAACGGCTGGCCGCTGGCCTACCAATCAACCGAACCCGTGAATTCATGTCAGAACTTCGGAAACGGCTTGAAGAAGTTGGTTTTCCACAAAAAAAAAACAAATAGGAGGTTATAAGCGTGAACACCTTTGCAGAGCGTTTGAAGTACGCAATGGAACAGGCCGATTTGAAGCAATCGGCCCTTTCCGAACAGGCCGGGATTTCCAAGGCCGCGATCAGTCAGTATCTTTCCGGGAAGAACACCCCTGGCCCGGAGCGAATCAAGGCGCTGGCCGATGTTACCGGCGTGACCTTTGATTTCCTGATGGGGTACGGTAGCGCACCGGCCAAGGATGCGCCGCCCTCGGTAAAGAAGATCAGCGTGAAGGAAGCGGCCCGGTGCATGGGCAAATCTGATCAGTTTGTGAGGATCGGCCTTCAGCGTGGGCTTCTTCCCTTCGGCAATGCGGTTCCCGGCACCGGGAACAACTGGAATTACTACATTAACCCCGCCAAGTTCAGGGAGTATGTGGGCGCTGAAGCGTTCAACAGTTTCTTTGGCTTGACTGCCTAAATGAAAGGATAATAACGATGATGCGGATTGGATGCACGGTTTTGATTCTTCCCGATGCCGAATATAGCGGGAAATTTACTGGTATGACCGGTAAGGTTGGCAATTATTACGGGAGCGCCAAGGTTGGTGTGGAGTTTCCCGGCATGAAGAACGATTGTGAAAGTGGTTTGTTCTGGTTCAGCGTGGAAAAGGTGAAAGTTCTTCAGACCTCGCCTTTTGTGGAATACCTGATGAATGATGTCGCTTTTACCGCTACTTTGGCGGAAAGAACTTCCCAGATGCACCGGAAGCGTGAGCGGCTTCCCTTTCCCGATGTGAAGAAGGTTATCTTCAACGACCCTAAAACCATTGTTCTGTGGGCGGATGGCACCAAGACCATTGTTTCTTGTGGGGAGGATGATATCTACGATTATTATAGCGGCTTCTGTGCCGCTGTGGTGAAGAAGCTGTTTGGTTCCACCACCCATGCCAAAAAGGTTTTGGGCAAGGTAGTTCAGGTTCAATGATTACGCTATTCCAGCACCAGCAACAGGCCCTTGACCGGACAGAAGGCCATAACCGATGCGCCTATTACCTTGATATGGGCCTTGGAAAAACTTTTGTTGGTTCAGAAAAGGCCCTGAAGCTGAATAGCCGTGTGAACCTGTTGATTTGCCAATGTTCCAAGGTTCCTGACTGGAAAGATCACATGGTTGAAAACTATGCTATGAATCACTGTTGGATGATCTATGATCTGACCAACAAGAAGGAATTTGAATGGTTTATGGCGGCGGTTGCTGAAACCGATAACCCTACCAGAATTTGTGGTGTGATCAACTATGAACTGACCTTCAAGCGGAAGATTTTGAAAACCCTTTCCGGGTTTACGCTGATGCTTGATGAAAGTTCCTTGATTCAGAATGAGAACGCCAAGCGGTCAAAGTTCATTCTTGGCCTGAAGCCTGATAATGTGATCCTTCTTTCCGGAACCCCAACCGGGGGCAAGTATGAAAAGCTGTGGAGCCAATGCCGCCTTTTGGGATGGAACATATCAAAGGAACTGTTTTGGAAGCAGTACATTGAAACGGAATGGGTTGAAGAAGATGGCTTTTGGCGGCAGAAAATCACCGGTTACAAAAATGTTGACCGGCTGAAAAAGAAGCTGGCCGAACATGGGGCGGTATTCATGACCACCGATGATGCCGGGATTGACCTTCCTAAACGGAACTTTGTTCCCGTTAGAACGCCCCCGCCAAAGGAATATTGGAAGTTCTGGCGGGAACGGGTGGTAAGTATCAACACCGCCACACTTCAGGAATTTGAACTGGATTCAGATTTTTGGGGTTCCAATGAAAGCTATGAGCGGGAATTGATTGGTGATACCAGTTTGACCCGCCGCCTGTATGCCCGTCAGCTTTGCGGCCTATATAACCCCAACCGTTACAAAGCCTTCAGGAATTTGGTGGAGAGTACGGAAGATCGATTGATTGTGTTCTATAACTTCACAGAAGAAATGGAGCGCATGAAAGGGATTGTGAAGGCCATGAACCGCTCTGTGTCCATCATATCTGGTGAAGTCAAGGATTTGGGCGCTTACAATTTCTATTCTAATTCCGTGACATTTATCCAGTATCAGGCTGGGGCCAGAGGGGGCAACTTCCAAAAGGCCAATAAAATCATTTATTTCAGTCTCCCAGAAAGTTGGGAACTGTGGGAGCAGAGCCAAAAGCGGATTCACCGTATGGGACAGGAACGGCCATGCTTCTATTACTGGATGATTTGCCCCGGCACCGTGGAAGAAAGTATTTTTTCCACCCTTCAAAGACGAAAGGACTATAACGATGAACTGTTCAGAAAATACGAGGAAGGCTACCCAGAGGGCTAAACGGAACCAGTGGTTCCGCAGAATGTTCACCGTGGCCCTTCTGATGGGGTTGGTGGTTGGTTTCTTCCTTGGCCGCTTTACGGCCCATGCTTTCGGCGGAACCGAACACCAAGCGGCCCTTGAATTCGGGCTTCAATACTATGATGTTTATTTGAAAGAAGGTGCAGACAATGACCAAATGTGAAAATCCGTGTCCTTATGGCAAGTTTGATGGGTGTTGCTACTTCTGCCCGGATCGGGTTTCCTGTGCTGACGCTTGCCCGGAAAACCCGGAGAAATGCGGACAGGCCATTTTCGATGAAGAAGCGGGGCTTCAGGCTTTCCAGCAATCCCAGCTTGCCACCCTGAACGCTATTGCTTCCCTGACCGCCCACAAGAAGGCTATTGAGAATCAGGAAAAGGCCATGAAGGCGGCCCTATATGATGCCATGATGAAGTTTGGCGTGAAGAAGTTTGAAAGTGATGTGTTGAACCTGACCTTGGTTGAACCCACCACAGCCACTAGCATTGATTCCGCCAAGTTGAAGAAGAAATATCCCGCTATTGCGGCAGAATGTTCCAAATCCAGCGCCAAAGCCGGTTATGTGAAAATCACCTTGAAGGGCGGTAAAACCTGATGGATGTGCTAAAAATGGCCAAGGAATACGCTTTCGGGGAAAAGACCACCTATAAAGAATTGGTGGTTATCATTGGCCTTCTGCTGATGATCTTGGAAAGGTTGGGTGGTTCTAATGGCAAGGGATGAAGTTTGGGACGCATTGCAGGAACTCGCCCGACAAAACCACAAAGACCGGGTTTCTAAGAACCCTGACCGGATCGCCTATGCTATCCAACAGTTTGAAGCCCACGGGATTGAATACCAGTTGAAGAACTCGCAGACCGGCCACTTTCATTGCTGGCGGAAGTCTGATGATAAACTGTTCCAGTTTTACGCTGGCACCGGAAAAATTCAGGGCCTTCAAACCCGTGGAATTCACAACCTGATCAAGTTGTTGGAGGGATAAGAGTTGCAAAAAAGACTTACCGTGAAGGAACTGAAGGCCGCTTTGGTTGATGTTCCTGATGAACTGGAAGTTCACTTTGGAAGTGATACAGAAGAAGCCTATGAAATTGTCATTGAAATGGCAAGGCGGGTAAAGTATGACCTTCCCGATGGGAAGCGATTCGAGGACACCGGGGAAACCGGCGTGGATTACTTTGAAATCTATGGCAATGCTGTTCAGGACGAGGATGATCCCTGATGGCCGGTGAAAAGAACTTTGAAACCCGCCTGAAAAAATGGCTGGAAAGTGAAGGGATTTATCCCTTGGGTGAACCAGTTGACCGGATGGGAACCCCGCCCTGTGGGTATTGGGAAAAGCGTTGGGGTGGCGGAAGGTATGTGAAAAGCGGCCTTCCTGATATGAAGATTGTGGTGAAGGGGATCACCCTTGAAGTTGAACTGAAGGCTACCAACGGCACCCCTTCAGAACTTCAGAAGCGCAACATTGCCCAAATCAATCATTCCGGGTGTTTCGGCTTTGTGCTTTACCCGGAAGGGTTTGAAAACTTCAAAAAAATCATAAAGGGGGTGAAATCGTGCGAGTGTCACACAGCAGAGTTGAAGCCTTTAACCGATGCCCTTTCAAATACCAAATGCGATATGTGGCCGGTATAGGCACCATCCCCAACACTGATCCTGATAATGCCCTGATTCTTGGCACCGCCCTTCACACGGGAATTGAAGAAGGGGTTGAACAGGCTCTTGACTTCTACCAAAACAGCTTCCCGGTTCTGACAGATGATCATATCAACGAAATGATCAAGCTGGAAGCCATGATCCCCAAAGCTAAAGCCATGTTACCACCGGGCGGCAAGTTTGAACTTCCCATTGGAAACGCTGATTTCATTGGGTTCATGGATTATCTGGTTCCCATGGGGTGGATGGATAAAAAATCCCCTTATAACATTTGGGGTGAAGATGTTCAGGTTTTTGATCTATACGATTTCAAGTATTCCAATAACGCCAAAAGCTATGCCGTTTCCGGTCAACTTCATGAATACAAGTATTGGTATGAACTGACCCACCCCGGCCAACGGATCAGGAATATGTATTTCCTGATTGTCCCCAAGGTGAAGATCAGGCAGAAGAAAACGGAAACCCTAATGCAATTTCGGGATAGGCTACAAGAAGCCTTGAAAGATGCTGAACCAACGCTATTGCCGGTTCAGTATGACCCCATGAAGATTGTGGACTTCCTGACCGATGTGAAGCACATGGTTGAAGCCACAGACTTTCCCAAGAACCCAAACCATTTTTGCGGATGGTGTGAGTATGAAGAATATTGTCAGAAAGGATGGGATTATATGTTACTTCCCAAGAATGAACGCCGTGGCCTGAACGCCACCAAAAAGAAGGTTGTGTGGCTTTACGGCGCACCCTTCAGCGGCAAGACCTTCTTTGCCAACCAGTTTCCTGATCCGCTGATGTTGAACACGGATGGCAACATCAAGTTTGTGGATGCCCCCTATATCGCTATCCGTGATACCGTGACCGTTGAAGGACGGATCACCAAGCGCCAACTGGCGTGGGAAGTCTTTTCCGATGCCGTCACCGAACTGGAAAAGAAACAGAACGACTTCAAAACCATTGTGGTTGACCTGTTGGAAGATACCTATGAGGCTTGCCGGGTGTATATCTGTGATCGTCAGGGCTGGAAGCATGAATCTGATGATTCCTTCCGGGCGTGGGATATGGTCACAAGTGAGTTTTTGAACACCATGAAGCGCCTTGTGAACATGGACTATGAAAACATCATCCTGATCAGCCATGAGGACAGAAGCCGTGATCTTACCCGCAAGGGCGGTGACAAGATCAGTTCTATCCGCCCCAACCTTCGGGAAAAGGTTGCCAACAAGGTTGCCGGTATGGTTGATCTGGTGGCCCGTATCGTGGCCGATGACAATGAACGGGTTCTGTCTTTCAAGACTTCTGAAGTGATCTTCGGCGGTGGCCGTTTGACCGTCCACAATAAGGAAATCCCGCTGGATTATGGAGCCTTCGGCAAAGTCTATGAGGAAGCCAACCAGAAGGCCGTAGGAGCCATGAAGCACGGCGGCAATACCCCGGCTACCCCCGCACCCGAAACCACCGACACGGCCACCACAGCGCCCAGCAGAAGGGGCAGAAAGGCCAAGGCCGAAAACCCTACGGAAACCCCTGTGGATGCCCCGGAGCCTGTGACCGAAAATGCGGACAATGCGCCGTTGTCATCGGATGCGAATTGCCCTTCTGAAGATGTCGAGGAACCCGCACCCAAGATGGATGTGAACCCGCCCCGGCGCACCCGGAAGAAGCGTGAAGAATGATAAGTAGTAAAAAAGCCCGTGCCTGTGCGGAAACCCTTGATAACATCAAGGGGAAGAAAAGCAATCATGGGTATCTGTGAAAGGGATGATTCTATTGGCTGAAACGCTGATGATTGCCGGGAAGCCTGAAACCATCTTCACGGCCCGTGATTTTGAATATCTGGTTGAAAAACACATGGGCTATGAAGCGGCCAAGTATTTCCGGGAATACGCTGAAAAAGCTGATGAAGAAGTCAGAGCGGCCAAGGCTGGTGAAAACACAGACCTTGCTTCCTATGAAGCTGACCTTGAAAGCAACTACAGAGCCTTTCAGGACATTTAGGCGGAAGCCGCAGTTATTACGGGTGTTCTTCATGAAAAGCGGATAAACCGTGAGAAGATTGCCCATGCAGTCAGGGAAATTGGAAAAATCCTTTCCAACCAACTATAAAAACAACATCTTTGGAGGTAAAAAACTATGGCTATTGATTTTGATAAGATTGATCGTTCCGTTGATCTGAAGGGCCTTCAGGCCGATGTGGAGGATGCCATGAAGCACGGCGGCGGTGATTTCCCCGCCATCCCCGCTGACAATTATGAAGTGAAGTTGGAAACCATGGAGATCAAAGGCACCAAGGCCGACCCTAACCGCCCTATGCTGGCGGTGTCTTTTAAGATTCTGCACGGTGATTACAAGAACCAGCGCCTTTTCATGAACCGGGTTCTGTACGGCACCAAGAACGATAAAAATATGATCGCTTCCGCTGTGGGATTCTTGAAGAAACTGGATTCCGGGATCCCCGTCAGCTTCTCCACCTACAAGCAGTTTGCCCAGCTTGTCCTTGATATTGCGGAAGCCATTGATGGGAAGTTGGAGTATGCCGTGGATTACGATGATACCCGCTTCAACTCCATCATCATTAATGAAGTTTTTGAAGTTGAGGATTGAAAACCGGGGTTTTATACCCAATTCGAGCACAAATAGTGCTTTTGAACCTTAACTTTCAAAAAGGCCGGGGCGCTTGCCCCGGTTGGCCCCAAGGTGAAGCCTTCCCGTGGCGGGGCTGTTTTCACTGATTCACCAAGTATATTCAAAAAGTGGGTGACAAGATGATCTTCTATGATTTTGAGGTTTTCGCTTATGATTGGCTGGTTGTCCTGATCGACTTGAACGCCAAACAGGAAACCGTGATCATCAATGACCCTGACAAACTAAAGGGCTTCTATGAGAGCCACAAGGAAACCATTTGGGCTGGGTATAATAGCCGCCATTATGACCAATTCATTTTGAAAGGTATCTTGTGCGGCTTCAACCCAAAGAAGGTGAATGATTGGATCATTGCAGAGGACAAACCCGGTTACAGATATTCAAGCCTGTTCAGGGAATACCCGCTGATCAATTATGATGTGATGCCGAACCCGCCAATCAGCCTGAAGGCGCTGGAAGCGTTTATGGGCCATTCCATCAAAGAAACTTCTGTTCCCTTCGACATTGACCGCCCATTGACAGAAGCGGAGCTGGCCGAAACAGTCAAATATTGCCGCCATGATGTGGAAGAAAGCGTGGAAGTATGGGTTCGCAATATTGCGGAGTTTAACACCACAATGTTCTTTGTAAATCACTTTCATCTTGGAAGTAATTCTATTGGGAAAACCAAAGCCCAGCTTGCGGCAGAAATTTTGGGTGGAAACGGTAAAGGGAAAACCTTTGATGATGAATTTGATTTCCCGATTCTGGATTGCTTGCGGCTGAAGAAATATCGGTTTGTGGCCGACTGGTACAAGAACCCGGTCAATCACAACTATGGCAAAGCGCAAGAAAATATAACCGTTGCTGGTGTTCCGCATACCTTCGCTTGGGGCGGTGGGCATGGGGCTATTCCGAAATATCACGCCCACGGTATTTTCTTGGTGATTGATGTTACTGCCTACTATCCATCTTTGCAAAAGCAATTCAAAATTGGGTATCGGGTGATGGATAACCCTGAAAACTTTGAGTTCATCCATGACAGCAATATTGCTTTCAAGCGCAAGGGGGATAAAAAGGCCCGTCAGCCCTTCAAAATCATGGACAACGCTATTTCAGGGCAGATGAAGCAACCGCAATCGGCGCTTTATGATCCTATGAGTAACAACACCATTTGTATCAACGGCCAACTTCTACTTCTGGATTTGGTTGAACACCTTGAACCCTATTGCAAACTTGTTCAGAACAACACGGATGGTATCATTGTCCAGCTTGCGGATTATGACCGGGATTTTGAAAAGATTGATGATGTGGTTTGGGAATGGGAGCAAAGAACCGGAATGAAGATGGACTTTGATACTTTCATGGGTGACATTTACCAAAAAGATGTAAACAACTATTTTTTGGTTGACCGAGAAACCGGGGCGGTCAAAGCCAAGGGCGCTTATGTAAAAAAACTGTCTGATCTGGACTATGACCTTCCTATTGTCAACCGGGCCATCAGTGAATACTTTGCCCACAAGACTACACCAGAAGAAACCATTATGGGGTGTGGGGATTTGCGAGATTTCCAAAAGGTTGTAAAAGTTTCCAGCAAATATGAATGTGCGCTTTATTCCCCTGTTATCACTATGGAGAAAATCAGGGATGAAAAGGGCCGTTCAAAAACTGTGAAAAGGTTCAGTGGAGGTGAAGTTCAGACTGATAAAACATTCCGTGTGTTCGCTTCTACTGACCGAAGCAAAGGCGGATTGTTCAAAGTGTCTGGTAAGGTTATAAGGGGCCGCAAGAAAAACCCTGAAAAATTCGGGAACACCCCGGAACATTGCTTCATTAGCAATGATGATGTTACAAATATTCCCGTTCCTGATGAACTGGACAGGCAATATTACATTGATTTGGCGTGGAAGCGCCTAAAAGATTATGGAGTTGACCGGGAAAGGGGGGGATTTGAACCATGCAACTGAAGGACTTGACCGGATTGACATTTGGGAAATTGAAGGTGATAAGACGGGATGAAAACTTGAATAATCACCCGGCCTATCTATGTCAATGTGAATGTGGAAATATGCTTGTCGTGAGAGGACAAGCGTTGATAAGCGGAAACACAAAAAGCTGTGGTTGTTTGCGAAAAATTAACCATGTGAAAAAACATAGTGGGAAAGGAACCCGGCTTTATCGCATTTGGAAAGCTATGAAAACCAGATGCACGAACCCAAACACAAATGATTGGAAGAACTATGGTTCCCGTGGAATTACCGTCTGTGATGAATGGTTACATAACGTCCAAGCCTTCCATGATTGGGCTATGTCACATGGGTATTCCGATGAACTGACCATTGACAGGATAGACAATAACAAAGGTTATTCCCCTGATAACTGCCGATGGGCAACGATGAAAGAACAGCGGCACAACCAAAGGAAGGTGATCAAATGAAATCACCACTTTTTCGTGGCTATGTTCCGACCAGAAACAAACAATGCCTTGAAAAGTTCAAAGGCGTTGAAAAACTGAAAACCCGTTCTGAAGTTCAAGACCTTGAAGAATACGCCGGGATTCTTGGAGAAGAAACAATTCTGATTGATGTGGACGATGCGGAAACCAGTGATCTTCTTTTCCAGATTGTTCGGGATTTGGGCCTGAAATGCCGGGTGTATAAGACCACACGGGGAAAGCACTTCTATTTCAGAAACCCGGAAGGGTATGTGGAAAAAAGCTGGACAAAGCAAACCTTGGCGCTTGGTATTGAAACAGATGCCAAGGTTGGCCGGAACAACAGTTATGCCATTATGCGCTTCAATGGGGTGGATCGGGAAGTTCTTCTGGATTGCCCGGAAGATGATATTCAAGACCTTCCCAAGTGGCTTACCCCGGTAAAAACCAGCATGAAGTTCTTGGATATGAGAGCCGGGGACGGACGGAACCAAGCCCTGTTCAACTATATTCTGACACTTCAAAGCGAGGACTTCACCAAAGAAGAAGCCCGTGAAACTATCCGCATGATCAACCGGTATGTGCTGGAAGATCCCCTTTCTGACCGGGAACTTGAAACCATCCTTCGGGATGAAGCATTCAAGAAACCTATCTTCTTCAAGGATAAAACCTTTCTGTTTGATAAGTTTGCGGTGTATCTGAAGAACAATAATCACATTGTAAAGATCAATAACCAGCTTCACATTTACCGGGATGGTATCTATGTTCCCGGCGCTATGGAAATTGAAGCCCAAATGATCAAGCACATTCCCAACCTGAAACGGGCGCACCGGTCAGAAGTCTTGGCCTATCTGGAAGTGATGTTTCAGACAGAGGGAGAAACCAGAGCCACTAACCCCAATATCATTGCCTTCAGCAATGGTCTTTACAATATTCGGGATGGTTCTTTCATGGACTTTACCCCTGAAATTGTGATCACCAATAAAATACCGTGGGCGTATAATCCCGCCGCCCACAATGAACTTCTGAATTATACATTAAACCGGCTGGCTTGCAATGATCCTGAAGTCCGGGCCTTGCTGGAAGAAATGGTGGGCTACTGTCTGTACCGGCGTAACGAACTTGGTAAAGCCTTCATCCTGATTGGTGATAAGAGCAACGGCAAATCTACCTTCCTTCATGTGGTCAAAAATATGTTGGGGGATCGGAACATTGCTTCACTTGACCTGAAAGAACTTGGGGACAGGTTCAAGACCGCTGAACTCTTCGGTAAGCTGGCGAACATCGGTGATGATATTGGGGATGAATTCATTGCTAATGCGTCTGTATTCCGCAAATTGGTAACAGGCGAACGGGTGAATGTGGAACGGAAAGGCCAAGATCCCTTTGAATTCAATAATTATTCCAAATTCCTGTTTAGTGCCAATGTAATCCCCCGGATGAAGGACAAGACCGGAGCCGTTCAAAGGCGCTTGGTGATTGTCCCCTTCGATGCCAAGTTTACCCCCAATGATGCAGATTTCCACCCATTCATTAAAGATGCACTGTGTGAACAAAGTTCAATGGAATATCTGATTTTGTTGGGCCTGAAAGCCTTGCGCCGGGTTCTGATGAATGCCAAGTTCACCACTTCCAGCAAAGTTCAGGGACAGCTTGACGAATATGAACAGAACAACAACCCCATCATTGGCTTCATCAAAGAAGTTGGGCTTGAAGGTATTGAGAATGAACCCACAAAAACAGTTTACCGGAAGTATAAGGAATACTGCATTTCTAATAACTTCCAAGCCCTTTCCAACATTGAATTTTCACGGCAAATCACCAAACGCTGTGGGTTTATCATCGTTGATAAGTGGATCAGCCGCCTTGGAAAATGCCGTGTATTTGTGTCTGGAAAGGATGGTGATTCATAATGGCCGGTTCTAAAAAAGTGTTCACAACCCTTGGAAGTTCAAACCATGCGCTTGAAAATCGGGAAGCCTTTGATTATTACGCCACCGATCCAAAAGCCGTGGAAATGTTGTTGGAACTGGAACAATTTGCCCCGGTAATTTGGGAACCGGCTTGTGGTGAAGGCCACATTTCAAAGGTTCTTCAGGCCCACGGCTATGAGGTGATCAGCACCGATCTTGTTTATCGTGGGTTTGGTGATCCTGAAACGCTGGACTTCCTAAAAGAAACCTTGGATGGTTTTGAAGGGGATATTATTACAAATCCGCCGTATTCCGTTGGGCTTGAATTTGTTCAACGGGCGCTTGAAAGCGTGCGCCCCGGTGGGAAAGTGGCAATGTTCCTGAAGGTTCAATTTTTGGAAGGACAGAAGCGGGGGGCCTTCTTTAAGAATACCCCCCCCCGTATAGTTTACATATCCCGTTCCCGTTTGGCCTGCTATAAGAACGGAGATATGAGCGTTAAGCCCGAAAGCGCCATAGCTTATGCGTGGTATGTATGGGAAAAAGGATTCACCGGTGATCCGGTGATTAAATGGTTCAACTGAAAGGATGGTTACACATGAACGATAGTATTTACCGCCGCTTTATTCCTATTGGGACACCTGAAGAAATGGACAGACTTAAATCCTTAATGGAGGAAAAAAGTCTGTCCCGTGAGGATTTGAAGCTGATTTTGGAAACGATCAAGCTAAATCCTGATATTTCATGGTGAGATTGTCCAGCAATGTTTTTAGGTCTGTCCAGTTGGAAATATCAAAGTGTTTTTCAACCATAGTTGCTGAAATCCCGTCACCGTTGGAAATATCCCAAACATAAACGCTGATAGGATGATTTTTCCGATGTGTACCAGAAATTTCAATATCATAGCGAGAATTGATCTTTCTGTATATGCAAAGTTCCAAATCAATTTCCTTCATGGAATATTCGGGGCCAAGAAATTTCAGCAACTCTTGTTGGTTTTTAGAAGCCATGCGAATTCACCCCCTTTCTGCCTTCTCATTATAGCACAAAAACAGGGGGTGAACAGATTTGAACGGGAGTTGAACGATATGGAGATCAAGGATAGTGGACAGCGCACCGAGTTTGAAACCGGGGCGGTTCGTGATATGCACACCGGAAAAGGCCGCATGGATTTATTGCCGTGGGAAGCCCTTGTGGAAGTTTCCAAGCATTGTGAAGAAGGGGCGCTGAAGTACGGGGAACGCAACTGTGAAAAGGGCATTCCCATTCACAGCCTGATTGATTCGGCCTTCCGCCACCTTGCCAAGTACATGATGGGTATGAAGGATGAACCCCACCTTCGGGCGGCGGCTTGGAACATTCTCTTTGCCCTTTATATGGAAATCAAATACCCTGAACTTCAGGACATTCCCACCCGGATTGTGGAGCCGGTGGAATTTCCGTCACCTTGCCCCAAATGTCTGTATCAGCACAATAGGAAACAGCCGCCTTGTAATGTATGCGGCCACAAAAACCCGGAAGGAACCAAAGACTATTTCAAACCTGTTGAAAGTGAGGATGAATCCAAATGAAGATTATCAACGCCGATGTGGAATTTATCACCCCGATTGATGGGGCCGCAATCCTGAAACGCCTTGAACAGTGTGGGCGGGTTTGCTATAAGTCTGAAGTCAAAATCATGGAAGGTTCCGCTGAAAAGTTCATCCGGGGAATCATCAAGCGTGGGCATGAAGCGGTTTTGGAACATTGTTCCTTCACGGTGAAGTTCATTTGTAATCGTGGGGTTTCCCATGAAATTGTTCGTCACCGTGTAGCTGCCTACTGTCAGGAAAGCACCCGGTATTGTAATTACAGCAAAGATGGGTTTGGGAATGAAATCACGGTGATTGAACCATATTTTTGGGAAAAGGACAGTATAGAGTACAATGAGTGGGCTAGTGCTTGTGAGATGGCAGAAAGCTACTATCTTTCTTTGATTGATCTAAAGGCTACCCCTCAGGAGGCTAGATCCGTACTTCCTAACAGCCTGAAAACGGAAGTGGTTATGACCGCAAACATTCGGGAGTGGCGGCACTTCCTGAAGTTGCGCTGTTCCCCCGCCGCACACCCGCAGATGCGGGAAGTGGCCCTGATCCTTCTGGATAAAGTTCATTCCATGATCCCGGTTTGCTTTGATGATATTTGGAGTGAATACCATGAAGATATTCACAAAATCCTGAAGGAAGAAACCGGGATTACTATTGTTTCAGATGGGAGGTTGAAGGATCGTGGGAACTAAACCTTGGCAGAACCATGAAGGCTATTCTGACCCTACCGCCTATGAAGGGCTGAAGCCGATTATCCGGGAAGAAGATGAACAGCAGAAGCGCCTAAACAATCTGATTTTTGTTCTGAAGTATATTATCCACTTGGCCGGGTTTGAACTTTTGAACCGGATTGAAATCAAAGACCGTAAAACCGGGAGGGAATACCGATGAAAAATAAGCCATGCCCTTTCTGTGGGGCTGATTTGGTTCAGGAAAATCGGCTGAACCCGCTTGCAAAGAAATACGGGGATATTCCGTTCAGAACTTTTTATGTTCATCCTAAAAATGGTTGCTTCTTGGAAGCGTTGGCGTTGAGGGGTGAGCAGTTGAAGAAGTGGAACGCCCGGAACGCCTGAACAGGTGCTTCTTTAGTAGGGGTTGGAACAGCGGCCTTCAAGATATGTGGAATGATGTTGAAGGCCGTGAAACCCTTGCAAATACAGGCTTTTTTCTAAAATCCTTCAACATTCAACATTCAGCAGATTACTTCAAATAAATAATAATAAAAATAATAGTAATATGAAGAATGTAATAATAGTGAAGAATACCGTTTTGATCTTGAATGTTGAAGGAATTTCCGAAAACCCTTGATATACCGGCGTTTGATGTCCTTCAACATTTATTCCAGAAAGGATGTGTTACATAGTGAATGACAAAGAACTTTCCCAACGGGCGAAAGAATATTTTGCCCAAATCAGGAAAACAGACCGCTTGATCCAGCGGTTGACAGATACAGTTCACACCTTGCGTTCCAGCTTGACTTCCATCGGGTGTGAGCTGAAACCGGATAAGGTTCAGACTTCAGGGCCACAAGACACTTTAGGGGAAACGATTGTAAAAATCATGTCCCTTGAAGAAGATATTAACACCCGGATTGATGAACTTGTTCAGCAAAAAACTGATGCCATGCACCGAATTCAGAATGTGCCTGACCAAGACCGGCAGAACATTTTGATTGCCCGGTATGTGAACGGGGAAAAATGGGAAAAAATTGCTGTTGAACTTAACTTTTCAATTGCCCAAATTTACCGGATTCACGGAGCCGCTTTACTTGATTTTATTAAAGAAAACCCGGATATTCTGAAAGATGATAGTAAAAGAGAGTGTGCTTCATGATATAATGGCATTGTAAAAATGCACCCTGACAAACGGGGTGCATTTTACTTTTTTAGAAGGGGGTGAATACCTTGACCACGAAACAGCAGAAATTTTGTGATGAATACCTGATCAGCGGCAATGCCACCGATGCGGCGATTAAGGCCGGGTATTCGCCTAAGACCGCAAAGCAGACAGGTTCGGAAAACCTCTCAAAACCTGACCTTCGGGCTTATATTGATGAACAACTTGACAAAATCCATTCCGCCAAGATTGCTGATGCCCAAGAAGTCCTTGAATACCTGACCGCTGTAATGCGGGGCCAACACACTGAACAGGTGTTGAAACTGGCCGGTGATGGTATTCAGACCGTGGCGGACATTGATGTTTCCGCCAAGGAACGCTTGAAGGCCGCTGAATTGATTGGCAAGCGTTATGCCCTGTTCAGTGACAAGATGGACTTGGGCGGCGCTGTCCCTGTGGTTATCATGGGGGATGATCAGCTTGAAGATTAGCCCCAATGCAAAAGTGATCCGCCTTCCTGGAGTGGTTGGCAAGGGTTACGCTACCTTCTGGAACTTCAAAGGCCGCTACCGGGTGTGCAAAGGGAGCCGGGCAAGCAAGAAATCCAAGACAACGGCCCTGAACATCATCAAACGGATGATGCAATACCCGGAAGCCAATACCCTTGTGGTTCGCAAGGTGTTTAGAACTCTGAAGGATTCCTGTTTCACGGAATTGAAGTGGGCAATCAACCGGCTGGGGGTTCAGGCATATTGGGAGATCAAAGAAAGCCCCCTTGAAATGACCTACACCCCCACCGGGCAGAAGATTTATTTCAGGGGTCTTGATGATCCCCTGAAGGTAACTTCCATCACCGTTGAAATCGGGTATCTGTGTTGGTGCTGGATTGAAGAAGCGTATGAAATCATGAATGAATCTGATTTTGATATGCTTGATGAATCCATCCGTGGCGCTATCCCACCTGAAACCGGCCTGTTCAAGCAAATCACCCTGACCTTCAACCCGTGGAATGAAAAGCATTGGATCAGGAAGCGGTTCTTTGGTGAGATCATCGGAAAGGATGCCCAAGGAAAGCCCACATACCGGTTCCATGATAGCTGGACTTCCCCGGATGGTCAGATATTCGCCACAACCACCAATTACCTGTGTAATGAATGGCTGGATGAAGCTGATCTGAAGGTGTTCAACACCATGAAGGAAAACAACCCCCGGCGCTACAAGGTGGCTGGCCTTGGGGGTTGGGGCATTGTGGATGGCCTGATTTATGAGAAGTGGCGGGAAGAAGCCTTTGATGTGGCGGCCATTTCCCAAAAGCCCGATGTGAAAAGCGCTTTTGGCCTTGACTTTGGTTATACCAATGATCCCACGGCCTTGTTCTGTGGGCTGGTGAGCCAGAAGGAAAGAACCATTTGGGTGTTTGATGAACTGTATGAAAAGGCCTTGACCAACCGGGTAATCTGTGAGAATGTAACCCGGATGGGCTACGCCAAGGAACGGATCAGGGCCGATTGTGCGGAGCCAAAGAGCATCGACGAATTGCGGGAAGCTGGCCTGTACCATGTTAGAGCCGCCCGGAAGGGCAAGGACAGCGTGAACAATGGCATTCAGTACATTCAAGGCTACACCATCATCATTCATCCCCGGTGTGTGAACTTCATCACTGAAATTTCAAACTACACTTGGGCAGAAGATAAGTTTGGGGCCAAGATCAACACCCCCATTGATGATTTTAACCACCTGATGGATGCCATGCGTTATGCTTTGGAAGATATGCTGGTTGGCCCCGCCTTCAGCTTTGAATAAAGGAGAAAAGTATATGAATAAAAAACTATGTCGGTTTTGTGAATATTCTGACCCAAGCCGAAAAAATAAAAATGGAAAAATCCGGTGTAGGAAATCCCATAAGCTTGTTCCATCTGATTTCTGTTGCGAATTCTTTTTCTGGAAGTTATCCCCTGAATTGAAGGAAGCCTATACCGAATTATCAAAATTAGTATCTGATTAGTAACAATAAACGCCCGGAACCCTTGCTTCTTGGGCTTTATTTGTATTTCTGTAATCATTGGACGATAAAAAAAGGGGGCACTTCAGATGAAATTGCAGATATGGCCGATTCACCTGAAAGCCGCTGGCGAATTTGTAAAAAAATATCACCGGCACAATGTTCCACCAGTGGGCGGAAAGTTTGCTGTGGCGTGTTATTGTGATTCTTCACTTTGCGGGGTTGCAATTTGCGGAAGGCCCGTAAGCCGTTATTTGGATGATGGAAAAACCCTTGAAATTTATCGTAATTGTACGGATGGCACCAGAAATGCTTGCAGTAAATTATATGGGGCCTGTATTCGGATTGCCCGTGAAATGGGTTATAACAAAGTGATCACCTATACTCTTGAACATGAAGATGGCGCTTCTTTGAAAGCGTCAAATTTCAAGTTGTCTGGTTCTGCTGGTGGAACAGAATGGACGGGATCACGCAAAAGAAGTTATTATGTTTCTCCAAGGGAACTAAAAAACCGATGGGAATATACAATCAGAAGGGACGGTGATTGAAATTTGAATACTGAAACAGACCGGATCAATCGCCTGATCATTCAGGGCGGTAGAACTGGAATGACCGAACTTCAGTTCTTTGCCGCCGAAATCAAAGAATGGAAAGATAGTATCCGCCGCCGTGATCAGCTTACCGGGGATCTGTATTACCTTGGCAAGCATGATATTTTGAACCGTCAGCGCACTATCATTGGTGCAGATGGCAAACTTCAGACGGTGAACAACCTTCCGAATAACCGGATTGTGAATAACCAATATGCTTTGATGGTGGATCAGAAAACCAATTACCTTGTGGGCAAACCCTTCACCATGAACTGTGAGAACAAAGCCTATGTGGATTTACTGTCCAAGGTATTCAACCGGCGCTTCCAACGCTTGTTGAAGTATGTTTGTGAAGATGCCCTGAATGGCGGTATTGGTTGGATGTACCCCCATTATGACGATAAGGGGCGCTTGGTTTTTCAGCATTTTCCAGCTTATGATATTCTTCCATTTTGGGCGGACGATGATCACACTATCCTTGATTGTGCGATTCGTTACTATACCCAAGAAGTGTGGAACGGCTACCAGAAGGAAAAGGTGGAGAAGGTGGAAATCTTCAAAGCCGATGGCATTTACCGGTATATCTATCAAAATGATATGCTGATCCCTGATACTGATGCCGTGGAACACGAAAACTATTTTGCTGTTGTGGACGGTGAAGAATCGGGTGAAGAATTCAACTGGACTGAAATTCCCCTGATCCCATTCAAGTACAATAAGCAGGAACTTCCCCTGATCAACCGGGTAAAGACCATTCAGGATGGTATCAACACCATGCTTTCTGACTTTGAAAACAATATGCAGGAAGATGCCCGGAACACCATTCTGATCCTGAAGAATTATGATGGTCAGGATTTGGGCGAATTCCGCCACAACCTTTCCACCTTTGGCGCTGTGAAGGTTCGGAATGATGGCGGGGTTGAAACCCTTCAGATTGAAATTAACGCAGAAAATTATAAAAGCGTTTTGGAACTGATGAAGAAAGCCCTGATTGAAAACGCTCGTGGCTATGATGCCAAGGATGATCGACTTTCCGGGAACCCTAACCAGATGAATATTCAATCCATGTATTCTGACATTGATTTGGATGCAAATGGCATGGAAACGGAATTTCAAGCGGCTTTTGAACAGTTGCTATGGTTCATCAATCAGGACTTTAGCAACCGGGGCAAGGGTGATTTTGATGGTGAAGATATTCAGATCACCTTTGACCGGGATATTTTGATCAACGAATCTGAAGCCATTGATAATTGTTCCAAATCGGTTGGTATCTTGTCTGATGAAACCATTGTGGAACAACACCCGTGGACAAATGATGTTGAACTGGAATTGGCCCGGTTGAAGAAGGAAAAGGAAGAAGCTATGGAACAAGCCCAAGAATATTCCGGGGCTTTCGGAGCCGGGAACAAACAGAATGAAGGCATGGGTGGGGATGAATAATTCGATTCCAACCATCCCAGCCATTTTTACAGAAAGGGGGACGGCCCATGAGAAATGCGGAGTATTGGCGGGGCCGCTTTTCCATTCTGGAAGAAAACGCCCACAAACAAAGTGATCAATACCTTCAGAGCCTTGAAGATATGTTCATGAATGCCCAAAGAACGGTTCAAGCTGATATTGAACGGTGGTATGGGCGCTTTGCTACCAACAACGGGATCAGCCTGATGGAAGCCCGGAAGATGTTGACCACCGGACAGCTTGAAGAATTCAAGTGGACGGCTGAACAATATGTGAAAGCCGCACAGCGGGCCGACCTTTCCCCGGAGTGGATCAAGAAGCTGGAAAACGCTTCAACTCGCTTCCATGTCAGCCGCTTTGAAGCAATTCAACTGCAAATTCAACAGCAGATTGAACTTCTGTATGGGAACCAGCTTGACGGGGTGGATTCCCTTCTGAAGCAAATTGTTTCGGATGGGTACACCCACACGGCCTTTGAGGTTCAGAAAGGCGTGGGCCTTGGCTGGGACATTACCGGCCTGAACCAGAAGAAACTTGAAACCTTGCTTTCAAAGCCTTGGACTACTGACGGAAGAACCTTCAGTGATCGGATTTGGTTGAAGAAGCGGGAATTAGTGGGGACTATTCATAAGGAATTGACGCAGGGACTTTTGAGGGGTGACAGCCCCCAGAAGATCACGGATGCAATTAAGAGCCGGTTCAAGGTTTCCCGCTATCAGGCGGGGCGGTTGGTTCATACTGAAACCACTTATTTCAACGCCATTTCCACCAAACAGGTTTATCAGGATTTGGGGGTTCAATCCGTTGAAATCCTTGAAACGCTGGATTCCCATACTTGCCCATTGTGTCAACCCCTTGATGGCACAGTGATTCCGCTGGCCCAATACGAACCGGGGGTGACTGTCCCGCCGTTTCATCCATCGTGCCGCGGTACAACTTGCCCACACTATGACGATATGGACGGTGAAAGAGCCGCCCGCACCGCTGATGGAAAGGTGTACTATGTCCCGGCCAACATGAAATATGTCGATTGGAAGAAGGCTTTTGTGGATGGTGTGAAGGACGGTTTGACGGTTGCCACCGTGGGCGCTGTGACAAAGGCACTTCGGGATTATAACACCGAATTTGGAAAGAAGTTCGGCAAAGACCATTATGATCAAATCCGAGATCGTGTGGATGCTTGTCAAAGTTCTGATCTTCAAGCTGTTTGGGATAAATATGAAACTAAAATCAAGGTTGCAAAGGCTGACCATAAAGGCGGCGCATACTGTCAGGGCGACAACATTTATGTGAATATTGCGGCTGATGCAAAGGGCCGTTCTTGGAGCGCCCCGTATGCGACAACCTTCCATGAAAGCGGCCATGCCATTGATGGCCTTGCGGCCCAACTTGGAAGTGTAAATGGGCAATGGCACCTTTCATCCACTTATAAAAACGGCCTGTTTCCCCAAACTATCAAAGATGAAGTAAATGATTTAGTAAATGCTGTTCTTTCTGATATGAAAACCCATAAAGATGATTTCTCTTATTGGGTGCAGAAAGGTTGGATGAGCCAAAGCACCGCTGATTATTACCTTCAGTATGGCGGATTCAAGATAAAGAAAGCCTATGCCTATGCCGCCATTCAGAAAGAAGTGAAATCTCTTACCCCGTTGCAGTATGGTGATCTTTCTGATATATTAGAAGGGGCTACCCGTGGGAGAATCCAATGTGGTATTGGTCACGGCGCTGGTTCTTACTGGACAACCCGATCTTATAACGGGATTGATTGGGGGCTTGCTACGGAAGCCTTTGCAGAAATGACTTCTGCAACCATGACTTCCCCGGAAAGTCTGGTAACTATCAAAAAATATTTGCCCAAGTCTTATGCTATGTATGAAGATATGCTGAAGCTGATTGCAAGTCAGCCGTGAAAGGGGTGTTGAATATGGCTGAACTGATTGAACAATATGTTGAACGCTTCAATGAGAATTTCCCATTGTTCGCCCTGATGGGGGTAGAAGAATCGGAAGTGGAAGCCATTATTCAGGGTTGTTTGGATAAGGGAACCCCTTACCGGCCACCTGATTTGGACGAAAAAGCCTTATATTGATGATTTGACCGCCCCGGCCTTCTGGCCGGTGGTGGTTTTTTCATACCTATTCGCCGTTTCCCGGTGGTGGGCGGTAAACAGAACCGGGGGAAATCGTGGTTCCTGACCCACGGAAAAAAAGGATCATAGAAAGGATGAACGAACATGACGAAAGAAAAGCTGGTGGAATGGGGCCTTACTGAAGAACAGGCCAATAAAGTAATGGAAGGGCTGAACGGTTCCTTTGTTACCAAAGCCCGCTTCAATGAGGTCAACACCGAATTGAGCGCCGCAAAGAAAACCATTGGTGAACGGGATGCCCAGCTTGAAGAACTGAAAAAGGCTTCTGGTGACACCAAAGCCCTTCAGGATCAGATTACCCAGCTTCAGGCGGACAACAAGAAGAAGGATGAAGATCACGCCAATGAACTGAAGGCGCTGAAGATCGGCAATGCCGTTGAACTGGCCCTGACCGGGGCCAAAGCCAAAAACAACACCGCTGTTAAGGCGCTGTTGGCTGGTTTCCTTGATGAGGCTGAACTGGCAGAGGATGGAACTGTTAAGGGCCTTGATGATGAAATCAAGAAGTTGGTGGAAGGCAAGGACACGGCTTTTCTGTTCGATAGGGCCGGCACCAAGTTCAAGGGTGCCAAATCCGCTGAAAAGGGTGATGGCGGCGGCGATTCCGCTATGACGCTGGAAAAGCTGAAGGCCATGACCCCCATTGATCGCTATAACTTCTCCGTCAACCATCCTGACGAATACAAAGAACTGTATGGAGGTACTGAATAATGCCTAACACTGTGTATGATAACTTTTTCCTGTCCAACGAGATTGAAGATCAGTTCCAGAGCCACCTTGATCTTCAGCAGTTTTGCACCATTGACAACACCCTGACCGGTGTTGTCGGTATGCTTCGCAAGGTGCATAAGTACAAGGCCACTGACGGAACCGAGAAGCTGACGATGGGTAAGGGCAACACCAAGACCATTGAGGCCGGTTACACCGAAAAGGAATACCGTATTCAGATGGCACAGAACCGCTTTGCCTACTATGACGAGGAAGCCATGACTGATCCTATGGTGATCACCACCGGCACCCGTCACGCTGGCACCGATATGTTCAACACCGTCAACGCTGACATTTTCGGCGCTTTCAATGAAGCTACTATGACGGTTGTAGCCACCGCCCTTGGCTTTGATGCCTTTGTGGATGGCTCCGCTATGCTGAACTTGGAGAACCTTGAAAATGTGTCCATCTTCGGCTTCGTCCACCCCTCTGATGTTGCCAAGTTGCGGAAGGCCATGAAGGAAGATCTGAAGTATGTGGAAGCCTTTGCAAAGCAAGGCTATGTTGGCACCGTCGGCGGTATCAACATCTACACCAAGAAGAACGCTGAACCCGGTAAAGTGGTCATCGGCACCAAGGAAGCCGTTACCCTGTTCAACAAGAAGGGTACTGAAGTGGAGCAGGAGCGTGAGGGCAACATTCGTAAGAATACGGTGTATTCCCGTAAGTATTACCTTGCAGCCATGACCAATGAAGCCAAGGCGGTTAAGATCATCGTGGGTTCTGCCAAGGCCACCGCTGATGAAACTGTTCAGGCCAAGAAGGTTTATTACAAGCCTTCCGGCATTGGCTATGTGGTTGAAACCCCCACGACCAACCCCAAGACTGAAGGCTTCTACGAGATTACGGCGGCGTAAGGAAGGCGGTGATCCCCGTTGCGTGATCAAGTGATTTCCATGCTTACGGCCCTTGGCGTAACGTGGGTGGTTGGTGATCCGCTGTTGGATATTCTTCTTCAGAATGTTCAACAGCGGATTCTTAACAAAACCAATCAATCTGTGATCCCGGAAGGGTTGGAAAGCGTGGCTGTTTATATGGCCGTGGGTGAATACCTGAACATGAAGAAAACCGTTGGACAACTGACAGGGTTTGATTTGGATGCGGCAATCAAGCAAATTCAAGAGGGTGACACCAATACTGTATTTGCAATCGGTGAAGGGAGCCTGACACCGGAACAGCGGTTGAATGGGCTGATTGATTATCTGATCAATGGCCGTTCTGATGAACTGTACCGGTTCAGGAAGTTGGTATGGTAAACGCCCAGCGCAAAGCCCTTGAACGGCTTTGGAAGGATCGCTGTACGGTATATCACCGGGTAAAGGTGAAAGACCCTATCAGCAAACTTACTGATTCTAAAGAAATGCCGCTTCTTCAGGATCAGCCCTGTAAACTGTCTTTTGAAACCCTATCTTCAACGGATGGTGATCATGTTTCCAAGGTGGCCCAAACCGTGAAGCTGTTCTTATCCCCTGATGTGGAAATCCCCGCTGGTTGCAAAATCGTTGTGACACGGTTCAACAATCTTGAACGGAAGTTCACCTATTCTAAAAGCGGTGAAGCCGGGGTTTTTACAAACCATCAAGAAATCCAGTTAGAGCCGTGGAAGGGGTATGCCTGATGGCTAAATGGGGCAAATGCGATTTCAAGGAACTTGAACGGTTGAATGAACGCCTTGAACAACTTTCTTCTGTGGATTTCGATACCTTTTGCCGGGAAGCGGCCAATGAGATTGCCGCACGGCTTTTGGCAAAGGTGAAGAAAAGAACCCCCGTTGGGGTGATTCCCAAATTTGACGAACCCAAAACGGTGAAGGTTCAGGGGGCAAGTGGAAAAAGCAAAACCTTCTTAACCCGATCCGGGGCCATTCGTGATAAGTATTGGTCAGGGTATAAGGGCGGCACCCTTCGGGACGCTTGGACAATCCTTCCCGTTGAAAAGCACGGAGATCAATACCTTGTCACGGTGGTAAACAACACCGAATATGCAAGCTATGTGGAATACGGCCACCGGCAGACACCGGGAAGATATGTTCCGGCATTGGGAAAGCGCCTGAAGGCAAGTTGGGTGAAGGGGCGGTTCATGCTGACCATATCCGCCCAAGAACTTGAAACGCAAGCCCCAATATTGTTGCAACAGAAATTGTATTTGTTCTTGAAAGAGGTGTTCTGATGCTGAATGAAGTAATCAAAGGAATTTCAATGGCGCTGAACACCGCCTTTGGGGATGAATATGAAATCCGCCAAAATGATGTTGAACAGGGCTTGGTGAATGGCAGTTTCTTCATTCAGGTTTTGAAACCGGAACTTACCCCATTGCTGGGGCGGCGTTCCATGAAGCGAAACCCTTTTGATGTAATGTACTTCCCCAAGGCACCCGGAAATAATGCGGAAATGTTCACCGTTGCGGAAACGCTGATGGAGTGTTTGACACAGATCAGCCTTCCCAACGGTGATCTTTTGCGTGGAACTGGGATGAATTATGAAGTGGTGGATGATGTTCTTCATTTCATGGTGAACTTCAATCTTCCGCTGATTCGGCCCTATGAAGAACCTTATATGGAAACTTTGGATACCGATGTTGGAACGGTGGGAGGGGGTAAATAATGGCTACCAGCACGAAAGCGAGAAAACCCAAAGCGAAAGAGGCGGCCCCGCCTGTTTCTAATGTCCCGGTTTTCGCCAAAAGAAATATCCTGACCTTCAGGCGATACGCCAACAGGCGTGATCTTCTGTATGTTTTGCTGAAGGACGGGGAGGAATACACAATGGAGCAGGTGGACAGCTTGCTTCAAAACTTTTTCAAGAAAGGTAAGGTGAATTGATATGGCCCTTGGCGGCGGCACTTTTTTGACGCAGAACAAGATTCTGCCCGGTGCATATATCAGCTTTATTTCGGTTGCGAAAGCAAGCGCCACCCTCTCTGATCGTGGTATTGCAACCATCCCCCTTGAAATGAATTGGGGGCCTGAAGGTGAGGTTATCACCGTGGAACTTGGGGACTTCCAGAAGAATTCCCAAAAGATTTTCGGCTATGCGTACACGGCGGATGAACTGAAGCCCATGCGTGAGATTTTCAAACACGCCAAGACGGTTCACTTCTTCCGTCTGAACAGTTCTGGTGTAAAGGCTTCTTGTGAATATGCAACGGCCAAATGCCCCGGCACCCGTGGCAATGATCTTCGCATTGTCATTGAGGAAAATGAAAACAGTCAGCCGGAAAGCAAACTGTATGATGTTTCCACTTTCCTTGGCACTGTCCAAGTGGATCAGCAGAAGGCCATTTCTAAAATGACTGACCTGAAGCCCAATGATTATGTGGACTTCAAAACAGAAGGAAGCCTTGCTGTGACCGCTTCCACCCCTCTGACCAGCGGCACCAATGGAAGTGTGGAGGATGCGGCTTATCAAACCTATCTGGATAAGATGGAAGCCTATACCTTCAATGCTATGGGTTGCCCGTCCAACAAATCTACCATTGCTGAACTGTTTGCCGCCTTCTGTAAGCGTATGCGGGATGATGCTGGCAAAAAGTTTCAGGTGGTGTGCTTCCGCAATCTGGCCGACTATGAAGGTGTTGTGAGCGTGAAGAACACCATTGTGGGGCAAACCGATGATCCCGCCCTGATCCCTTGGGCAACCGGCGTGGTGGCTGGAACCGCTGTGAGCAAGTCTGCAACCAACATGGATTATGACGGGGAATATTCCGTTGATACTGATTACACCCAAACCGAGTTGGAAAACGGTATCAAGGAAGGTTCCTTCATGTTCCATCAGGTGGATGAAAAGGTTGTTGTTCTTGAAGATATTAACAGCTTCATTTCCATCACGGATGAAAAATCCAGCGATTTTTCCAGCAACCAGACCATCCGGGTTTTGGATCAGATCGCCAATGATATTGCGGTTCTGTTTGGCAAGAAGTACATTGGCAAAGTTCCCAATGATGCTTCTGGCCGTGTGAGCCTGTGGAACGATATTGTGAAGCACCACATGGAACTTCAGAATATCCGTGCCATTGAGAACTTCAACCCGGATAATGTGACGGTGGTTCAGGGTGATACCAAGAAGGCCGTTGTGGTGACGGACTATGTTACCCCGGTTAACGCTATGGCCCAGCTTTATATGACCGTCTATGTTCAGTAAGAAAGGGGTGTAAAAGACGATGGCGAATACTGTAATGAACGCTAAAGATGCCATTTCCGGTTCCTTGGCTGAATGCTTTGTTACCATTGAGGACAACCGTTACAATTTCATGCAGGCTATCAACCTTGAAGCCCATTTTGAAAAGAATAAGACGGAAGTTCCCATTTTGGGCAAGCCCGGTAAGGGCAACAAAGCCACTGGCTGGAAGGGTACGGGTTCCGCAACCTTCCACTTCAATACTTCCATCTTCCGTAACCTGTTGAAGCGTTACAAGGACACCGGCGAGGATGTTTATTTTGACATTCAGGTGACTAATGAAGATCCCACTTCTTCCGTGGGCCGTCAAACCGTGATCCTGAAGGATTGCAACATGGATGGCGGCTTGCTTGCCAAGTTCGATGCCGATGCAGAATACTTGGATGAAGATATGGATTTCACCTTTGAAGATTTCGAGATGCCCGAAACCTTCACCATGCTTGCCGGGATGGAGTAAAACCATGCTTCGCCCCGGCCCTTCTTGGGGCCGGGGTTTTCTTTTTATCAAAAATAGGAGGACTGTTTTATGAATCTGTCTGCGTTTCTAGCTGAAAATGCCTTTTCTGTTGAAAATGTGAAATTTGCCGCTTCCAAGCGGTTTATGGGTGACGATGGGAAGCCCATGCTGTGGGAGATTAAAACCATCACCGGCACGGAAGATGAAGCCCTTCGGAAATCCTGTGCCAAGCGGGTTCCCATCCCCGGCAAGAAGAATCAGTATCAGAAGGAAACTGATTATGATATGTACCTTGGGAAGCTGGCTGTGGCTTGTACGGTGTTCCCCGATCTGAACAACAAGGAACTTCAGGACAGTTACAAGGTTATGGGCGCTGATGTCCTTCTGAAAACCATGCTGACCCCCGGCGAATATGCCGACTATGTGCAGAAGGTTCAGGAGGTTTGCGGCTTTGATACCAGCCTTCAGGATGAGGTAGACGAGGCAAAAAACTAATTCGTGAAGGTGATGGTGAAGCGAACATTGCTTACTACTGCCTTCACGAACTGCATTTGATCCCTTCTGCATTTCTGGCCTTGCCCCGAAAAGAAAGGGCCTTCATCATTGCGGCTATTGAAATTCGGGTGGAGCAGGAAAAGAAAAAGCAGAAGGAAATTGAACGAAAATCGCGCCGGGGCCGCCACCATTAAGGCCCCGGCATTTATTCCCCACAAGAAAGGTGGTGAACCCTATTGGCAACGATCCGCACGGCTATTGCGCTGTATGACGGTGTGACAAGCCCCCTTCGCAGTATGCAGAAAGCTATGGGTATTGTTCTGAACAGTTTTGAATCCATGCAACGGGCTTCCGGGAATGCCGTTGATGTTTCGGCCATTCAAGAAGCCCGTGAAGAATTGGCAAGGGCTGAAACTGCATTTGATTCCATTGAACAGAACATCCGGGATGCCAATGACCAACAGCAACGCTTCAACCGTTCTATCCGTGATGGTTCTTCCGCCGCCGATGGATTGTGGCAGAAAATGAAGGGGATCGCCGCCACCGTAGGCGGTATGATTGGCCTGAAACAAGCCCTTGAGACTTCTGACCAACTGACCCAAACCAACGCCCGGTTGAATAATGCCCTAATTAAATTTGACGATGGGGGCAGTATTAAAGAACTGGAAGCAAAGGTTATGGCTTCTGCCCAACGATCCAGAGCCTATTACATGGACACCGCCGCCGCTGTTGCCAAGTTGGGTACAAACGCAAGGGACGCATTCACCAACATGGATGAAGTAATTGCTTTTTCCGAATTGGTGAACAAGTCTTTTGTTATCGGTGGTGCCGGTGCCCAAGAGCAATCCGCCGCAATGCTTCAGCTTACACAGGCAATGGCTTCCGGGGTTCTCCGTGGTGAAGAACTGAACAGCATTTTTGAGAATGCCCCCGGGATTATCCAGAGCATTGCAAAATACTTGGATGTTCCCATTGGTCAGATCAGAACAATGGCTTCTGAAGGGCAGATTACCGCCGATATTGTAAAGAATGCCATGTTTGAAGCGGCTGGTGATATTGAAAGAAACTTTTCAAATATCCCCAAAACTTGGGAACAGATTTGGACGGGCATGAAGAACAAGGCCCTATCCATCTTTGCACCTATTCTGAACAAGCTGAACCAGATTGCCGACAGTTCCAAATTTGAAACTGTGTCCAATGGCGTGATTGGGGCGCTTGCGGCCATTGCGTCTGTGGCTACGGTGGTTCTTGATCTGCTGATTAACGGTGCTTCTTGGGTGGTTGATAATTGGAGTTGGCTTTCTCCGGTGATCTATGGTGTAGCCGCCGCCCTTGGTGTGTATTATGGGGCGCAACTGGCCGCAAATACCGTGGGACTGATTTCCAAGGGTGTTCATATTGCTATGGCCGGGGCAAAAATGATTCAGTTGGCCGCTACGGGCGCTTTGACTGCGGCCACCGCCGCTGAAACAGCACAACAATACGGCCTGAATGCTGCCCTGTATGCTTGCCCCTTGGTGTGGATCATCATTCTGATTATCGCCCTTGTAGCCCTGTTCTATGCGGCTGTGGCGGCGGTGAACAAATTTGCCGGAACCAGCGTTTCTGCCACAGGCATTATCTGTGGCGCATTTATGGCGGCGCTTGCCTTCATCGGGAATATCTTTATTGCCCTGTGGAATGTGGCCGCTGAAGTATTTGTTCTGATTTATAACCTTGTGGCTACGGTTGCAAACTTCATCGGTAATGTGTTCAATGATCCGGTGGGGGCCGTTTGCCGCCTGTTTTTTGATTTGGCTGATACGGTGCTTGGAGTGCTTCAGGCGCTTGCTTCAGCCATTGATGCTATCTTTGGTTCCAATCTTGCGGGAGCCGTGCAAGGCTGGCGTGACAGCTTGGGCGGTTGGGTTGATGAAACCTTTGGCAAGGGAACTGAAGTAATGGCAAAAATGAGCGCCGATGATCTGAAGTTGGATCGGTTTGAATACGGGGCCGCTTTTGATCTTGGGTACAATTTCGGTGAAGGCATTGACAGCAAGGTTTCTGACCTGTTTGATGGCTCCGCAATGGATTCTATGGGCGCTTTCGATATTGGAAACACCCTTGATGGTATCTATGGAAATACCGGTGATACGGCGGAAAATACTGTCGCTATGAGTGATGCCCTTGACATTACTGAAGAAGATTTGTCTTATCTGCGTGATATTGCGGAGCGGGAGGCTATCAACAGATTTACAACCGCTGAAATCAGCGTTGATATGTCCGGGATGCAGAACAACATTTCTAATGGAATGGATTTGGATGGCGTTATATCCGGGCTGACAGAAGGAGTAAACGAGGCGATTGATAGTATGGCGGAAGGAGTACACACATAATGAAAAGTGGATATGAATTCTATTTGGGGAAATGTATGCTGCCGGTTACGCCCCAAAAGCTTGAAATCAAAATCAATAACGCTAATGAAACGGTGACGCTGATAAATGAAGGGGAAATTAACATTCTGAAAACCGCAGCACTTACGGACATTGAATTTGAATGTGAAATCCCACAGGTGAAACAGCCCTATGCAGTCTACAAGTCAGGCTTTCAAGGGGCTTCCTATTTCCTTGATTACTTTGAAGGGCTGAAAACTTCCAAACAGCCCTTTCAATTCTTGGTATCAAGAACAATGCCGAATGGCAAAGTGCTGTTTTCCACAAATATCAAAGTTTCAATGGAAGATTACACAATTACAGAGGATGCAAAGAACGGCTTTGATTTGAAAGTGAAGATTTCCTTGAAGCAATATCGAGAGTACAGTACAAAGACAGTAAATATTAACATGCAAGCGTCTAAGCCAAAGGCTGTTGTACAGCAGGCACGCCCTGCAAACCCGCCAAAGAAAACGGGATATGCGGTGGGCGACATTGTAAATTTCCACGGTGGAACACATTATTATAGCTCTTACGCAGGCGCAAAAGGATATCCCGCGCGAGAGGGCAAGGCCAAAATTACGATTGCAAACGGTGCAGGCAAAGCCCACCCGTGGCACTTGATCCATACCGATACTGGATCAAATGTGTATGGTTGGGTGGATGATGGAACATTTGATTAAGGGGGTGCTCCAAATGAAGGTTGAACTTTTAATTGCCGATCCTTCCGGCAGCAAGGCATACTTGCCGATTGTGGAAGAAGGAATTGAATGGACTACTGAAAGAAGAAGCGCCCCCGGTAAGCTAACCTTCAAAGTGGTAAAGGACGGCATAATTGATTTTCAAGAGGGCGCAGCGGTGCGCCTGAAAGTGGACGGGAAAGGGGTTTTCTTTGGATTTGTGTTCAGCAAAAAGCGAGACAAGGATCAGATTATCACTGTCACCGCCTACGATCAGTTGCGTTACCTAAATAACAAAGATACTTACGTTTATGAGAATAAAACCGCAGCACAGTTTATCAAGATGATTGCAGAGGATTTTTCTTTGAATGTGGGGACTATTGAAGATACCCCGTTTGTAATTGCTTCAAGGGTTGAAGATAACACTTCCCTTTTCGATATGATAGAAAATGCCCTTGATTTGGAATTGCAAAACAACGGGAATATGTTTATCCTGTATGATGATTTTGGAAGGCTTACGTTGAAATTCCTTGGAAATATGTATGTTGGGGATAATTCTTCCGGGTATCTGATGATTGATGAAGAAACCGGGGAAAACTTTGACTACACTTCCAGCATTGACAGTGACACCTACAATAAAGTGAAACTGACCTATGACAATGACGCAACAGGAAAGAGGGAAGTCTACATTGCACAGGATTCAAGCCATATGAACGCATGGGGCGTATTGCAGTATTTTGACACGCTGCAAAAAGGCGAAAACGGGCAAGCAAAAGCCGATGCCCTGTTGCAACTTTACAATAAGAAAACCCGTAACCTGAAAATCAGCAATGCTTTAGGTGATACCCGTGTGAGAGCCGGAAGCATGGTAGTTGTCAACCTTGATTTGGGTGATATGAAGCTGAAAAACTTCATGCTGGTTGAAAAGGTTGCACACAAGTTCAATCTTGATGAACATTTTATGGATTTGACACTTAAAGGGAGTGAGTTCGTTGCCTGATGCAACCGAATTAACGAAAGCGATTAAGAAAGCGGCAAGCAAAGCGATAAAGGCAGAAAAGCCCGTTGAAGTCTGCTTTGGAAAGGTAACAAGTGCTTCCCCGTTGCAGATATTGGTGGATCAGAAATTCACACTTGGGGCAGCGCAACTTGTCCTTACCCGCAATGTGACGGATTTTAAGGCAATGATTACAGGCGGAAACATTCAGAATTATTACTATGTTGGGACACCACCCAACGCTTCAACCGTCCCTGTCGATCCGTCCCACAGACACGCCATAGGGAAAATTGAAATCACTGTTCATAATGGGTTGGTTGTCGGTGATGAAGTGATCCTTATCAGGCAGCAGGACGGGCAAAAATATGTTGTGGTGGATAAAATCGGATGATTCCTTCAACTACGGGATTCCTTGGACAGGATTTTGAATTTGAAGAACAACCAACCTACACTTACAAAATGAATTTAGATACCGGAACTATCCGTGGCTATACAGATGGGCTTGATGCTATGAGACAGGCAATCTTTAAAATCCTTCAGACGGAGCGCTATCAATATGTCATGTATAGCTGGAATTATGGGGTTGAAACGCTTGACCTGTACGGCGAACCGGTTTCCTATGTATGCCCTGAACTGGAACGCAGAATCACGGAGGCTCTGACTTGGGATGAACGAATTAAAAGTGTCAACAACTTTGAATTTGATGTGATCGGAAAGGGTGCGATTCACGTATCTTTTGTGGCACACACCGTATTTGGCGAAGTACAAGCAGAAACGAAGGTGAATTTCTAAATGTATAACGTGACCTATGAAGAAATCCTTGATCGGATGCTTGCCCATGTGGATGATAAATTCGATAAGCGGGAAGGTTCGGTTATCTTTGACACCCATTCCCCCACAGCCCTTGAATTGCAGCTGTTGTATGTAGAATTAAACACCATTTTATCAGAAGCATACGGTGACACCGCTTCTCGTGAATATCTGATTAAGCGTTGTGCGGAAAGAGGAATTACACCCCACGAAGCAACACACGCTATTTTGAAGGGGGAATTTACCCCAACCACCATTGATTTAACTGGAAGGCGGTTCAATATCGGTTCAATGAATTTCACTGCACTTGAAAAAATCACTGATGGTGAATATCAAATGCAATGCGAAACTCCCGGTGTTATAGGAAATCAGTATTTAGGATCAATGGTTCCCATTGAATACATTGAAGGGCTTGAAACTGCAAAACTTACGAAAGTATTGATTCCTGGTGAGGATAGAGAAGACACAGAAGATTTGCGAACCCGCTATTTCAACTCCTTTAACGCACAAGCTTTTGGCGGCAATGTTCAAGATTACCTCGAAAAAACAAATGCAATTCCGGGCGTTGGAAGCACAAAAGTAACAAGGGTTTGGAATGCCGATATTTCCCCGGCTGAAATGATGCCGGATCCAACTGTTCAAAGTTGGTTTGAAAGTTTTATTAAAACAAGCGGGCTAAATGAAAACGTGAAGAATTGGCTTTCCTCTGTTTATGAAGCAGGAAAAGCAAAAAAGCTGACAACCGGGGGGACAGTGCTTTTAACAATCCTAGATTCAGATTTTGGGGTTGCTTCTGATACCTTGGTTCAGACAGTACAAGAAACCATTGATCCAAGCGAAAATGCGGGTGAAGGCTTTGGAATCGCCCCTATCGGCCATATTGTTTCGGTAGAAACCGCTGTTCAGGTTACAGTTATAGTAAAAACCAACATCACCTTTGACACCGGGTACGGTTGGGACAATTTGCAAAATTCTATTGATGCCGTAATTTCAGATTATCTCCTTGAGTTACGGAAAAGTTGGGCTGATGTCGCTTTTTTGGTGGTTCGCATCTCACAGATTGAAACCCGTTTGCTTGGAATTAAGGGGATTGTTGATGTTGAAAACACAAAAATTAACGGGGCTTCTGAAAATCTGACTTTGGAAAAATATGAAGTTCCGGTGTTTGGGGGTGCAAGTGCATGATAAGAGAAGTTGACCTTGTTTCATATTTACCTCCGTTTATGGCTGAATTCAAAGAAATTATGGCAACGCTAGAAGCGGAAAACCCGGAATTCGTGCTCGTTTGGGAAGCGGCTGATCGAGTTTTACAAAATGAATTCATTGAAACATCAGATGAATACGGGATTTCCCGCTGGGAAAGGATTTTAGGGGCCTTCCCCAAAACTACAGATACGCTAGAAAATCGCCGGTTTCACGTCATGAGTCGGATAAATGAAACGCGCCCATTCACTATTCCACAGTTAAAAAATATCCTTCAAACTCTGTGTGGAAAAAATAATTATTCTGTTAAAGTCTCAGAATGCACCCTAATCATCAGAATAGGATTAACGTCTAAAAATAATTTCAATGACGTGGAAGCCTTAATTGAAAAGATATCACCTGCCAACATGGTGATCGATCTATCGTTGGCGTATAACCAACACCAGTCACTGCAAACCATGACGCACGCCCAGTTGGCGGCAATGACGCACTACGAAATCCGCAATGAAATCATGAAAGGATGATCTATATGACGGAAACAGGAAACCTCCATCTCAAAAAGCCATCCCAAGAAGATTTTTACAACGTGGATGATTTTAACCTAAACTCTGACCTGCTCGACGCGAAGATAGGGGATATGGCGACACAATTAGCCCACAAAGTAGATACCAACGAGGTAGCCCAGCCCTCCGGCATCGCCACTCTGGACAGCAGCGGCAAGCTTGCACAGATGCCCACGGCGGCGGATGTGGGGGCGATCAAATTGCGCTGGTCAACGCTTATCAACGAGACAACGGCAACACCCAACAAATACAATTTTGATGATTACATCACGCCGGGGGATGTCGTGTCCGTCGATAATTATGCAAGTGCACAATCTATCGCCAACATCCCGGAGGCCGTTCCCGGCAAGCTGTATGTTCTGCCTCTGCGCACGGATGATCAGGGGCGTAACGATATCATGCAGGAGTATCACACAGCGACGGGTAACGTGTGGTGTAGGCCACGTTATTACTATAGCAGCAATACATGGAGCAGTTGGAGCACAGCGGTCCGTTGCAGCGATCCGTCAGACGGTAATATCTGCATTGAGTTCGGAGGAGGTATGCATCTATGCGCGGCCTCCAAGACGTGGTCAAATGTTGAAATTACAAACGCTCCAAATGCGGGGTGCTATACCAGTAGCAGACTGTATTTTAGCGATTTTTCTAAGACGTTTGCATCCGCCCCCAAATGTATCATATCACTATCGGTCGGCAGCAATGGCCCATATTGGGTGACGGTAGACAGCAACGGGCCCACCACCACTCGTCCTCAGAGCTTTACATTGACCACAACAGCCAGCACAACTGTATCAAGCGTTACCTTATCATACATCGCCATCGGCGTATCGGCGTAAAGGAGGCAAACC